TGGAGATTTCTCTCCAGCCCTTGCTGTATCTGGTGGCCCCTGCTGGGTTTGAACCAGCGACCAAGCGATTATGAGTCCCAATTGATATCTAGTCAAATCAATAATTTACATCAAAATCAAGCGCATAGTAATTCGTATATTGTCGAAAAGTATTGCATAGCGCTGCGCTCTGCTGCCATTTTGCTGCCATCAACAAGATTTAGCGGGTTGTACATCACTGCTTCAGTTAGATGATCTGGTGCAAAGTGAGCGTAGCGCATCGTGACCTTAATATCGGTATGTCCCAGAATACGCTGCAGTACCAAAATATTACCTCCGCGCATCATAAAGTGACTGGCAAAAGTGTGACGTAGAACATGAGAAAGTTGCCCGTCTGGCAGTTCAATCTGAGCGCGCTTAATTGCGGATCTGAACGCTGAATAGCAGCCCTTAAACAGTGGCTGTGACGTCCTGCGTTTGGGTAAGGTTTTAAAAAATTCATCACTAATTGGAACTGAGCGATTTTTCTTACCCTTCGTTTTGGTGTATGTAATTTTGCCTGGGCTAACCTGCAGGCCTGTAAGCGATTCTGCTTCACCCCATCGGGCACCAGTCGCCAGGCAAATTTTCACTACCATTGTTAAGTCTTTCGCGCGGCTTTCTTCACATGCTGCAAGCAGTCGCTCCACTTCATCAACATTCAACCAAGCAAGCTCTGCTTCATCGATCTTGAATTCCCTAACATTTTCAAGCGGATTCGGTGCGTGCCAGTCTCCCAAGCGTTTAAGCTCGTTGAACATGGCCCGAAAATAGGCCAGCTCCAGATTGACCGTGCGCGGTGTCACCGACTTTATACGGTTTGAGCGTGTGATTTTTCCACTTAACCGCTGCTCGCGATATGCAGCAAAAAGCTTTGCATTGAATTCGCTTGCGAGCGGGTTTCCCATAGCAAAGCAAGCAAACTCCATCGCGTCTTTGCGTTTTTGTCCATCAGACAGGGTAACGCCATGCACGTTATACCAAGTATTAACAAGGTCCGTTACACGGCGCTTATCGATCTTCTCTCCCAGCCACGGCTTTTCTTGCGCCTGCTCTTTTGAATGACGCTCAAAAGCTAACGCTTCTCCTTTGGTTGCGAACTGTCGACGTATGCGTCGGCCATCTCTTCCGTTGGGGAAGATTTGAGCCTGCCACTTACCATTGCTAAGTTTTGATACGGCCACTTATGCTTACCTTTGTGAAGTGAGGTCTTTTGCAAATTTTGCTAAGCCTGGGTGGCCTTCCTCCTGATAGCAGCAGGCCTCAAACTGTTTACTCCAGTCACCATCATCAGCTATGAGCTGTTGAGGAGAAGAGATGCTGCTGTTTTTTTTAAGAAGATTAAACGCCTGCTTTTTGGAAATGCTAAAGTCGAATTTGTCAGCTGATAAATAATCTAGCTTTCGAGGTTGTGGCGTAATAGATAAAGGTAGAACCGTTACCTTAACTTTATTAGCCGAGGTCTGAAAAAGGGTCCGATATGCGGCATAAACGGCAGCTTTATTTGATGCGTATTCAATGTCCTTAGCTGTGCTACCGGCTAATGTCCGTGGTGAAATTTGAACATGCAAAGGATTCTCTGATAGTACCTTGAAAGATGGGAAGCTCTTTCCATCAATATTGTACGTAGGATAATCATTATATTTTTCCATCAGCTCATTTATGTTTGAAAACTGTTCAGGTGCGGCTGTAACAGCAAAAGATACAATGGTTAAAGCTCCAAAAATCAATCTGTTCATTTTTCTTCCTTTATGCCTATGCCGTTGGCTCTGTTTTCATTATCGCTTTACCTAAAGGCTTTACGTCAGAAGCTACGCACTCAAAGGATGCGGGGCCATTTTCCACACGCAGTCGACCACCGGGAAGGCGATAAACCGTCCTGACGCTTGCAAAACCATCCATTTCGATCAGCCATACGCCATCATTGATATCACCTTCAAACTCTCCAATGAGAAAAGTAGACATCTCAAACTTCACAAGATAGGGCGCGATAACGTTTTCAGGGATGAGTTGCGAATCATATTGAATCTGCGAAGTTTCGCGCATAACCCCATTTGTGATTTCTTTGAGTCTCAAAGTTAATGCGCTGCTCTCACTTCGCTCTGCCTTTGGATTGCCTTGCCCTGTCGTTAGCCAGAGAAGTGAGGTGCCGGTATCAAGATGGCAGGCGATTAACCAGTCATGTGGAAAAGTGTCGCGCATCCAGCGGTTAGCCATTGTGCTTTGGGAAACGCCAAGGTGATCGCATAAAGCTTGGCGGGTGCTGAATCCGTATGCTTGAAGGATGCGGCCTATCGCCTCTCTCCCACCGGCTTGAGATGAGAAATTGAATGCAGAAATCGCGTTATGGGTTTCTTTAATGTTTGACATATTTAAAATGCGATCCTATCATCGGTTTTGTGGTGTTCGGTATATGTGCGTATATATCCGAATAGTGAAGTTAAAAACACAAACTTAGGGATAGTGCATCATGAAAAACAACTTTTCAATGCGTCCTAGCATCAATGTTGTGGTCTCAGAGCCTTACATCACCCTTGATGAGTTCTGTCGCCGCACAGGGTACAAGCCCAGCTATGCCCGCCAGATGATCCGTGAAAACCGCCTGCCTATCCGTAAAAAGGCGGGTGTTAACAGCCTTATAGAAATCAACATGTTCGCATTGACGATAGAAGCGGCCCAGGGCTGTGAAATCGCAATGCAAGCTTGATAGTTCCATTCTGGGATATAAAAGGATTTACAACATGTTTGATTTTAGGGTTTCCATACATCGTCATTACGATGAAGCCTGTGTGTCCTTTGCAGCGCGCCATAACATTACTGAGCTTGCTGTTAAAGCAGGTATCAAGCCGCAGACACTGCGCAATAAGCTCAACCCGGATCAGCCGCATCAGCTGACAGCGCCGGAAATTATGCTGCTGACCGATATCACCGAAGACTCAACATTGGTCGATGGTTTTCTGGCGCAACTGCACTGTATGCCATGCGTGCCGGTTAATGAGGTTGCTAGTGAAAAGTTGTCGGTTTACGTCATGAAGGCAACGGCAGAAGTGGGCCAACTCGCAGCAGGCACAATATCAACGGAGCGCATGACGCAGTGCCGAAAAAATTCGATGGTGTCCAGCGTCAACGTCGGGATCCGCTGCCTGTTTCTGGCCGCTATGGCAGTGCAATGCCGTATCCAGGGCAACCCTGCGGTAGCTGGCGCTGTAGATACTGTCAGCGGTATCGGCGCAACATTCGGCCTGGTGTGAGGTGAACATGAAACATGAACCCTCATTCGCATCGCTGCTTGTTCGTCAAAGTCCATCCATGCATTACGGCCACGGCTGGATCATGGGGAAAGACCGCACGCGCTGGAACCCCAGCCGCGACCAGTCGGCATTATTAAGTGAACTGCGCACAGTGCGCCCCGCGTCGTTTAAGCGCCGGGTTAAAGCTTTTTTGAGGTTGATATGATTAATAACATGTCCGCACCAATCAATGCAGGTGCGACGCCGTTTAATAATGCTGGTTGTGCTGATGCGCAGCCGGTGAAGATGTCTGGCGAGGAGTGTTTCGCCCGGTTTCATCAAAAACTAAAAGCAACGCAGAACGGCGCGTTGCGTAATTTCAACAAGCTGAGTGACGATTTTAAGTTCGTTGTCATGACGCTAGCGAACCGCAACGAGCCAGGCGCGTTTAAAAGTGATGAGGTCGGCAGGCCGTTTGAATATTTCGACCAGTCCCGCCGGTTGTTGCTGATTAAAGCGATGAATGAAATAGCGCGCTGGGGCGAAATTTTACCCCGTCGTTTCTCGCTGCATGAAAGCGTGCTACCTGAGTAATTAACCCCAACCGAAATTAATGGCGTAAACCCGCCGGGCATTCTTTTGCCTAAATCCTGGAGAAATAAAAATGCGTAATACCGAAACCCGCAAGTTTAAAGCTGACAACGATGCGCTGACCGTATTGCTGACAGCCGCAAAAAACGAGGAACGTAAAGACCGCGCTCTCGCCGTTTCAATCCGTCTTGAGTCGCTGGCTATCCACATCACCCAGCAGGGGCTGAACGGCAAAGAAGCCGCCGAGCTGCTGCGCCGTGAAGCGGCCCGCTTTGAAAACGAATCTCAGGAGCTGCACTAATGGCCGATTCAATGGATCTCGCACAGCAGCGCGAACAGGAAAACCGTGATCGTCATATCCACAACGCGCGTAGCCGTCCGGCTGCGCCTTCTGCGTTCTTCTGCCAGGCGTGCGGGGGCGATATTCCCGCTGAGCGCCGGGCTGTTATTCCGGGCGTGCACTGCTGCGTCACCTGTCAGGAAATCGCCGAGCTGAAAGGCAAGCACTACAAGGGGGCCGTATGAGCACCGTCCTGAAATGGGCGGGTAATAAAACTGCCGTCATGCAGCATCTTAAAAAGCACCTGCCCGCTGGCCCGCGACTGGTTGAACCGTTCGCGGGTTCCTGCGCGGTGATGATGGAGACGGATTATCCAAGCTATCTTGTTGCGGATATCAATCCTGACCTGATCAACATGTATCAGCAAATTAAAGATGATTGTGAAGGATTTATTGCCACTGCTAAAGCACTATTCGAGCGCGGCAATAATGAGGGTGATTATTACTGGCATCGTAGAATATTTAATTCTACAGGTGGCAACCTTGCAGAATTTTGGCACGCGGTAGTTTTTCTGTACCTGAATCGCCACTGCTATCGCGGCCTCTGCCGTTATAACCGTGCCGGGCATTTCAATGTACCGTACGGCAACTATAAAGCAGCATATTTCCCTGAAACTGAAATCCGCGCCTTTGCTGAAAAGGCGAAGCGCGCAACATTCGTTTGTGCCGGTTACGAAGAGACCCTGGCGCAGCTGCTGCCCGGCGATGTGATTTACTGCGATCCGCCGTATGACGGTACGTTTGCCGGTTACCACACCGCAGGTTTTAGCGAGGATGACCAGTATCGTCTGGCCTCTATTCTGGAGCGTCGGTCATCAGAAGGGCATTCGGTTGTTGCTTCCAACAGCGACACGCTTCTTATCGGCTCGCTGTACCGTAATTTCACCCTTCACAAAATTACAGCTGCCCGTAGCATGGGCGTGGCCGCCGGTGAAAGTAAATCCGCCGTTGAGATTATCGCTGTTTCTAAGCCGGTAGTTTGGATGGGCGTCGATTTAGCGGCTACAGGATGCGACAGGACTGTGACGCATGAGGTACGGGCGTGACGGTGAGTAAGCTTGCCACTGAATTTTCACCTTTGACCGGCGGCCAGGATGAGGCTGTCGGGCCTTTCTCATGGAATGCCCCAAAAAAACCAGTCAATCCGTATCTGGACCCGGCGGCAGTTGCGCCGGAGTCTGCGCTTTCAAATCTGATCGCTCTTTACGCTGCGGATAACGAGCAGGAACAGCTGCGCCGCGAGAAGGTGAGCGATGAGGTATGGGAACGCTATTTCTTCAATGAGTCCCGCGATCCTGTCCAGCGAGAAATGGAGCAGGACCTGCTGATAAGCCGCGCCAAAATGGCCCGTGAACAGCAACAATTCAATGCCGATCTGGTCATCATCTCTGACGTTAACGCTCAGCCGCCACACATCAGCAAACCGCTGCTTGAGCGGATAAAGTATTTCCAGAGCCTGGATAAACCAAAGGCCTATTCCCGCTATCTGCGTGAAACAATCAGGCCATGCATTAAACGGCTTGAGCATGTGCGGGATAGTCAGGCTTCTGCCTCATTCCGGTTTATGGCGAGCTGCGACGGACTGGAGGGGCTTCTGGTTTTGCCCGAAATGAACCAGGAGCAGGTTAAGCGGTTGTCTACCCTTGTAGCGGCACACATGAGCATGTGTCTGGAAGCCGCCTGCAGCGAACTGTTTACTGATGAAGAAGTTACCCCGGAAGAGATCCGCCGGTCATGGGAAAGGGTGGCCGCAGAGGCTATGCGCCTTGATGTTATTCCGCCAGCGTTTGAGCGGCTGCGGCGTAAGAGACGCCGCCGCAAGCCCGTACCCTATGAACTTATTCCGGGCTCGCTGGCGCGTATGCTGTGCGCTGACTGGTGGTATCGCAAACTGTGGAAGATGCGCTGTGAATGGCGGGAGGAGCAGCTGCGTGCGGTGTGCCTGGTAAATAAAAAGGCGTCTCCCTATGTCAGCTATGAGGCTGTGATCCACAAACGCGAACAGCGCCGCAAATCTCTGGAGTTTTTCCGCTCGCATGAGCTGGTTAACGCTGACGGCGACACGCTGAATATGGAGGATGTGGTAAACGCCAGCAGTAGCAACCCGGCGCACCGGCGCAATGAAATGATGGCCTGCGTTAAGGGGCTGGAGCTTATCGCAGAAATGCGCGGAGAGTGCGCGGTGTTCTATACCATCACCTGCCCGTCACGCTTCCACGCAACCCTCAATAACGGCAGGCCAAACCCGAAATGGACTGGCACCACCGTACGGCAGAGCAGTGACTATCTGGTTGATACGTTCGCCGCTTTCCGCAAGGCAATGCACAAGGCCGGGCTACGCTGGTATGGCGTCCGCGTTGCTGAACCACACCATGACGGCACCGTGCACTGGCATCTTTTGTGCTTCATGCGCAAAAAAGACCGCCGCTCCATCACTGCGATGCTGCGCAAGTTTGCCATCCGTGAAGACCACGAGGAGCTGGGCACCAATACCGGGCCGCGCTTCAAGTCTGAGCTAATCAACCCGCGCAAGGGCACACCGACCAGCTACATCGCCAAATACATCAGCAAGAACATCGACGGGCGCGGGCTGGCTAAAGAAATCAGCAAAGAAACCGGCAGATCGCTGCGTGACAGCGCCGAGCATGTCAGTGCCTGGGCGTCACTGCACCGTGTCCAGCAATTTCGTTTCTTTGGTATTCCGGGGCGTCAGGCATACCGCGAGCTGCGCTTGCTGGCTGGTCAGGCGGCGAGAGTGCAGGGCGAACGCAAAGCGGGTGCGCCGGTACTGGATAATCCGCGTCTGGATGCGGTATTGGCAGCTGCAGATGCGGGTTGCTTTGCCACCTACATCATGAAGCAGGGCGGTGTACTGGTTCCACGCAAACATCACCTTGTCCGCACAGCTTATGAGCTTAACGACGAGCCTAGCGCCTACGGCGATCATGGTATCCGTATCTATGGCATCTGGTCCCCGATCATTGAGGGCAGGATCTGCACTCACGCAGTGAAGTGGAAAATGGTTCGTAAAGCCGTTGACCTTCAGGAGGCGACAGCCGACCATGGCGCTTGCGCCCCTTGGACTCGTGGCAATAACTGTCCCCCTGCTGAAAATTTGAGCCAGTCAGGGGATGACGCACCAGATATTAGGGCCATGAATGAGAAGGAACTGCAGGATCACCTCCACAGCATGAGCAAAAAGGAACTGCGTGAGCTTAATACCCGGTTAAGGCTGGTTAAGCCGAAGCGGAGAAAGGGGTATAAGCAGGAAATATCTTCTCACCTGCGGCTGCAGCTTGAGACGGAACTCAGGTCTAGGGGCTTTGAGGGTAGCGAAACGGAGATTGATCTGCTTCTGCGGGGCGGGAGCATTCCATCCGGGGCAGGGCTACGCATTTTTTACCGGGACCAACGTTTGCAGGAGGATGCTAAGTGGCGGCAGTGGTATTAATGCCGCCAGGAAAATAGCTAAAGGCCCGCCAGCCTTCGGCCCCGTACGCGCGTTACTTCATATTTCAGCTCTGCTGCTTTCTGCTCGCATCTTTTGTAAGCCCTGAGCCATTGTTCAGTAGTGGGCATGGTGTCCACATTCTTTGGAAAAACGACCATGTGCAGGCACTGGCCTGTACCGAGGTCGCCAGCCAGAAGTAGGGCAGTTTTGGTTGGTGCTATTAATTCAATGCAGGCTTTGCGCAAAGTTTATCCTCCTTATGCAATAGTTGCGATTATGAATGGCATAGGACACATCCCATTGAAACATAAAAATAGTTTACAACGTGGGATCGGTTCTATACTGTATTTATAAACAGTGTATATGCATACAGTAGATGATGTAAGGGAGGGAAAATGGCAGACTTTTTCTTGGAGTCGATGAAGCTCCAGCGTATTGATTTTTTTGTAAAGCTTGTAGCGGCAAGTGAATGCAGTGACGAAGAAAAGCGCCTGGCTATCCAGTGGGTATCCGAGCTGACCGATGAATTGATGGCAAAAATTAGAAGTCATGAATACAACCAGTCAATGAAGGTCGAAAATTAGAGTAACGTGAGCTGAAAACAAAAAATGGAACCCTGCAGGCGTAAGAATTTTATTCTGGCGTTTGCAGGGTTGAACAACGAGCGAAGCGAGGCGTTAGTTATGGGGTTTCCTAGCCCGGCGCAGGACTACGTAGAAACTGTCCTGAGTCCAAACAGCTTATGCGGCATTACAGCTAACAGCCGTATTATTGAAACATCAGCAGGTTATGCGGTGATTAACCCCGCACTAAAATGCCCGCAAGGTGCCGACGTTCTGATCCAGGCATTCGGGCGTACGCATTTCGCAAAAGTCGCCGGTCACTCTTTTATAACATCCGACGGGGAAGCGCTGGAAGGCGAAGCCCTGGACGACGTGGTGGTTTTAGGCAGGGTTACACATCTCATTAACCGCACAATAAACGACGATAATTGCCCTGTGATCTGATGGTTTTATCATTGCCAGCGCTGTTCATGCGGTTGTGCATGTCTATGGTGCATGAAAATGAAGGATCGTTAGAGGATCGTTTATGCCCCGGCCCGCCAGTTCTGGCGGGCTTTTTCATATCTCATGCACCTGCATGAAAACTTTTACATAAAGCGCGCAGGCGTGGCGGGGCTACGAGCGCGCGCTTAGGGTTGTCATAGAGGTGGTTATGCTATAAAAATAGTCTCTAACTCGCTCAATTTAGGTGCATACAATGGAATTGCAAGCAAACGCTCGAACATTAACAAATGTACTTTCAGTTAACAAAAAATACATAGTTCCAAGATTTCAAAGAGAGTACTCATGGGGAAAGGAACAGATTGGTGAACTTTGGCATGATATAATTTCTAATATTCACTGGCAGGAAGATGGGTTATACAGTTATGACGAATATTTTATAGGCTCGCTTGTTTTAGTGGGGCAAGAAACTAGCTCAGCTTTAATGATTGTAGATGGACAGCAGCGTCTTACAACCTTAACAATCTTATTGTCGGCACTGTGTGACAAATTCAAACAGTTAAATGAGAATGCTGTAGCGCAATCAATTTATAATAATTATATATCTGGGATAGATGATGATGGTAAGGCTTTTTTTAAACTTGTCAATGAAACTCCAAAGCCATACTTCCAAAATAACATCCAACACATAGAAAAGAAAAGCGAGGCACCAGTATCAACTGAGGAGAAAAATTTACAGTCATGTTATAATGATTTTTCCGAATTTCTTTCGGAGGACAACATTCGAAAGACATTAAAAGTTGCTAATGATAAGTTTATATATGTAGATGCGTTAAAAGCCGTTCGAGATCAAGTGCTGAGATTTTTGAAGGTTATTTATATCACAGTAAATGATGAGGATGAAGCTTATACAATATTTGAAACGCTCAATGCTAGGGGTTTGAATCTTAGTTATGTTGACTTGATAAAAAACAAGTTATTTAAAAAGCTTAATGGTACTCATCCTGATGATGATGCTAAAAGAAAGTGGAACAAGATTAGACAAATAATATCAAGTCGCAATGGTGTCGGATCGATTGAAACATTTATTCGTCATTGGTGGGTTTCCAAATATTCATATGTGAGTAGTGATACACTATATAAGGCATTTATGGATAAATGGAAAAAGGATGAAATCGACGCAGCTGCCTTCATTGATGAGCTTTTGATTGATGCGGAAATCTATGTGAAGATTTCTTCACCTGTTGAACAAGATTTTCCTGAGCTTGAAATGAAACCTATATTCAGAGGCCTGCAGGCGATGAGACTGTTCAATATCTCTCAAAATAAACCATTTTTGCTCTCATTGTTTAAAGCAAGAGCGAGAGGTACTTTGAAGCTTGTTGATATGAATAATGCAATTTTATCAATTGAACGTTTTCATTTTATGTTTAACGCTATATGTTCACTACGCCCTTCCGGCATTGAAAGTGCATACGCTAAGGCAGCGCGAGCATTAGTGGATGATGCTGCTACTAAAAAAAACAATAGGCAGGTTATACGAGCCCTATTGGATATGCTTATTAAAAGAAAGCCAGAATTTAATGTTTTTGCAGAAAAATTTGTGACACTCAAGTTTTCTAATGAAGAACTTAAAAACAAAAAATTAATTCAATATATATTTAATAGAATGGAGCTGTATTACATCAAAAATGGTGAATATGTGCCTGACTCCCTAACGCTTGAGCATATTGAGCCACAAAAAGATGGAGACATGGCTATTGTTGGTATGATAGGTAATTTGTTGCCATTATCTAAAGAACTTAATGAAAAGGCTGGAAGCAAATCTGTAAATGATAAAATAGATATTTATAAAGAATCTAGCTTTGCTCTGGTGAAGATTTTTGTAGAACAATTTGAAGGCGAATTTCAAGGTAAGTGGACTCCTACTAAAATGATGAATCGTTCGCTTGCATTGTGTCTTTTAGCGTACAATACGGTTTGGAAGTTAGGTAAGGACTGATAATTACGGGGCTATAATTAGCCCCGCTAAATTATTTTATTCAGTTCTTTTCGGAATCCAATGTATATGCTTCAAAGCTAATTACATCTTCATTTAACCAGTCGTTCAATTCCTCAAGACGCTTCTGTAGTGGCAGGAGCTCGTTACGTACAAAGACGCGGGCGGCCTTCTCAACGTCACCAAACCCGCCGGTGTTAGTCGGGATGATGCCCATCAGCTGCGGCGGCACTCGATGGGCGGCCAGCATGTCATCACGGCTGACATTTTTGATATTCAGAAATTCATCCTTTGCCGCAACCTCTGACAGCGGGATGATCTGAATGCCGTCTTTCTTCCCGTTCGGGCTGTACATAAACAGGTTGCGGAAGTTGCCCGGCCCTTTCGATTTTTTCAGCGCCTCGCGGATGTTATCAACGTCCTGCTGGTTAGCTGCGGGATCAGACATGTACATGATAAAGCCCGCGTGGCTTCCGTTCAGGTAATACTTCCGGCGGAACATGGTTGCGGACTCATTCAGCAGTGTGGACGGGATGGCGGACAGGTAATCCGGCAGGCCGTAAATCTCCTGGTTCAGGTCGGCTTCCATCAGGTGAAAGACCCGCCCCGGCGCAAACTCATAGGGCTGCTTCTGATAGCCGTACTGCACGAACCAGTAATGATCCGGGTCAATGCCGCGCCGGGTAAACTTGGCAAGCGAAGCCTCAAGCGTCAGCGTGTCGCCTAACCGGTTCACCCGCTTCTCAAGGTAGGCGTTACCAAAGACAAGAAAATCCTGGACGAAACGGCCAAACGCCTGCTTGGACAGCAGACGGTGCGGCTTAAAGGTGCTGACCAGAATGTTACGCTTCACCTGTATTGCGCTGCTGTGATGGACGGCTGCGCGGTACGTTCGCGCCAGCCCGTCCAGGCTGATGGGCGGCTCGTACCACCTGTCGACCTGAACGCATTCCAGATAGTCCAGCAGTTCGCGGCGATCGAGCACCGGCACGGGATCCCCGAAGGAAAACGCCTCGGCATGAGCACCGCCGGGTTGTTCTGTCATGGTCTGCGCGGCAGACTGGCGGCGCAGCTCCTGCGCGCGGGGCTTAAGTTTACCCATCAGTAAATCTCCACAATAGTGCTGTTATTCGCCGTTGCGCCTTCCAGCGGTTCGTTAAAGAGTGCGTGCATGGTTGCCCAGGCCAGGTCTGCATGGCTGGCTTCCTCGCTGCGGCTGGCCTCATACGTTGGCCGGTTTCCGCTGGCGGTGGTGCTTTTGCGGATCGCCATGAATGACTGGGCTACGTCGGTCATGCCCGCGTCAAACTCCAGACGGCGGCTCGCGATGATGTCGTAGGCTTTGAGCACTAGGGCATTCTTGACGTTGGGGTTATAGACAAACTCACGGACACCGGGATAGAACGCCTTCACGTTCTCATAGACGCCGTGGCCCACGCCGGTCGAGTCGATGCCGATATAGGTCACGTTAAACTGCAGGGTAAGCTGCCGGATGGCTTCTGCCTGGGCACGGAAGTCCATCCCGCGCCACTGGTAGCGCTGCAGGATGCGGAACTTTCCGCCCGGCACCAGAGGGGGCGCGATCACCACGCACCCGGCGCTGTCACCGTTCGTCGTGCCTTTTGCCGGGTCATAACCGATCCATACCGGGCGGTTAGCGAACGGGCGAATCATCAGCGGCTCAAAATCGTCCCAGACTTCCCAGCTGTCCACCATGCAGCCCTGCATAAGGGCCAGGTTAAACACGGACGCCAGATCGTCCATAAACACACACATCAGCAGGTTCTGGTAATCCTCCGGGCTGTAGCGCTGGCGCAGCTGCTCCAGGTCGAACAGGTCGCAGCCACCTCGCACCGCATCTTCCACGGTGATGATCTGACGATACTGGCCGTCAGCACAGAGTGCGCCCCTCGCCAGATGGCTGTGGGAGAGGTCGATCTCTATCCTGTCGTGCTTTGTCCGGCCCTTGTTAAACTGAGCACCGGACCAGAACGGATAGGCGCTGTGCGTCAGGCTGGACGGCGTGGAGAAGTAGGTTTCACGCCATTTTTTATGCAGCGCCATACCGGACGCCACTTTCTGCAGCTCCTGGAATTTTGGTATCCAGAAATATTCGTCCAGATAGAGGTTTCCGTGATAGCTCTGCGCGGTCCGGGCGTTGGTTCCGAGGAAATACAGCGTCGCCCCGTTCGGCAGCACCATCGGATCGCCGCGCAGCTCCACATCAACCTCTTTCGCAAACTCAACAATGTATTGCTTGAAAACGTGAGCCTGGGCTTTACTCGCTGAGAGAAAAATCTGGTTGCGGCCGGTGATGAGCGCATCAATCAGTGCCTCACGGGCAAAAAAGAATGTCGCCCCGATTTGGCGGGATTTCAGCAGGTTCCTGACGGCGTATTTATTCCCGGCTTCCCACCACTGGCGCTGGTAGTCGAACATGGTGGAGTGGAAAATTTCTTCCAGCTTTTCGATTTGGTTATCGCTGAAAACGTTTTTCTCTGGCGGCCTGCGCGGGCCTTTGTTGCGGTTGGCTACTTTCGGATTGAGGTCGGCTTCGTTGCCGCCATCGTTAAATTTACCGATGCGGGCGTGACGTTCAGCCTGACGGGCCAGCAGGTCAATTTCCTTAAAATCTCGCCCCTCCTTTGCGGGCTTCATGATGAGCTGGCAATAGCGCGCCGCCGTGGTCAGCTGCATCTGATCCAGAGGACCGATCTCGCTCCACTTGTCGCGCTTTTTCCAGCTGTGAACGGTTGCGGGTTTCTCTCCCAGCATTTCAGCAATGCGGGCGATGCGTATACCGCTGAAATACAGAAACATCGCCTGTTTTCGCGGGTCGAGGTCCGGGTTAATCGTCGTCATGTTCATGGCGTCAGACTACGGCCCCGCGTTCGCCTGCGCCGCTTCGCCCTGTTGTGCCATTTTTCCCACAATGGCCGCGCGTTGTTTCTCCCTCCCCTGAAACGCAAACATAAAGCCTCTCGACACGTCCAGAACAACCGGAGCCGGACAGATGGCAAAAAAATCAAAGCGTTTTCGTATTGGGGTGGAAGGTGCCACCACTGACGGGCGCGTCATTGAGCGCGTATGGCTGACCCAGATGGCGGCGAATTACAGCCCGCAGGTCTATACCGCTGTAGTCAATATGGAGCACATCAAGGGCTATACGCCTGACAGCGCTTTCCGCCGTTTCGGCATTGTGGAAGCGCTGGAAGCGGAGGAAATCAGTGAAGGTCCGCTGAAAGGCAAGATGGCGTTATACGCCTGGATTGTCCCGACCGACGAGCTGGTTTCCATGACCGCGAAGCTGCAGAAACTCTTCACCTCAATGGAGGTAAACCCGAAATTTTCCGACACCGGGGAGGCCTATCTGGTCGGCCTGGCTGTCACTGACGATCCGGCCAGCCTGGGCACTGAAATGCTGCAGTTCAGCGCAAGCGCCGAGGCTAATCCGCTGGCACGTCGCAAACAGGACCGCGACAACCTCTTCACCGCTGCCGAAGAAACCCTCTTCGAATTTGAAGACCTGCCGGAAGAAAAGCCGGGCCTGTTCGCCAGCATCAAAGCGCTGTTGTCCCGTAAATCCGTTGACGATGACGCACGTTTTTCTGACGTGCATCAGGCCGTTGAAGAGGTCGCGGGGGCGCACCAGTCGCTGTCTGAATCTGTCGCTGAGTTCGGACAAAGCCTCGGCGATCTGAAAGACGATTTTTCACAGCGCCTGGATGCCATGCAGCAGAAGCTGTCCACGGCAGCAACAGAGCTTTCTACCCTGCGCGAGCAGTTAGCCGAGGAAGACAGCCGCAGCGATCGCCGCCCGTTCTCTTCCGGCGGTAACGGCAGCTCAGACCAACTCACAACCTGCTGACGGAGCATAAAACCCGATGAAAACGAAAACCCGCTTTGCCTATAACGCTTACCTGCAGCAGCTGGCGACGCTCAACAAAATTGACGTTAAAGATATTGGCTCTAAGTACACCGCTGAAGCATCGGTCGCGCAGACGCTGGAAACAAAAATCCAGGAGTCGTCCGCGTTCCTGACGCGAATTAATGTTGTGCCGGTTGATGAGCAGTCCGGCGAACGTCTGGGGCTGGGTATCGGCGCGACGGTAGCCGGAACCACGGACACCACCAAAAAAGAGCGCGAGCCGACCGATCCTACCTATATCGACGGCGAAGGCTACAAGTGCACCCAGACCAACTTTGACACCGCGCTGGGCTATGAAAAGCTGGACCTGTGGGCGAAGTTCCAGGACTTCCAGATCCGCATTCGTGACGCGATTATCAAGCGCCAGGCGCTGGACCGCATCATGATCGGCTTTAACGGTGAGCGCCGGGAAAAGACCTCTGATCGCCTGACCTATCCACTCTTGCAGGATGTGAATATCGGCTGGCTGGAGAAAATCCGCCGTGAAGCGCCGGTGCGCGTACTGAGCCGGATTGTAGGCAGCGATGGCACCGTTATTTCTCAGACGGTGCGTATTGGCAAGGGCGGCGATTTTAAAAACCTCGACGCACTGGTTATGGGCGCAGTCAGCGAGAAAATCGAGCCGTGGTACCAGGACGATACTGAGCTGGTTGTTATCTGTGGCCGTTCGCTGATGGCCGATAAATATTTCCCTATCGTCAACCGTGACCAGCCGAACAGCGAGGCGCTGGCCGCCGATCTGATTATCAGCCAGAAGCGTATCGGCGGCCTGCCCGCTGTGCAGGCTCCTTTCTTCCCGGCTAACGCCATCCTGATCACGCGTCTGGATAACCTGTCGATTTACTGGCAGGACGGAACCCGCCGCCGCGCGGTTATCGATAATCCGAAGCGCGACCGCATTGAAAACTTCGAATCTGTCAACGAGGCGTACGTAGTTGAGGATTACGACTGCGTGGCGATGATTGAAAACATCGAGGTGCTGGAAACCGAAGACGCACCGGCGCAGCAGGCTGCAACGGCGGATATGTCAGATGAGCAGCTGGCGCGTATCGTGGCAATGGCGGCGACCGTCGTGCAGAGCATGACCGCATCGGCAGCACCGCAGGCGGCTGAGGATCCGGCAGGCGGCGGGGCGTAACCATGAACCCATTCCGCGCACATACGCGCTTTGTCCAGGCACAGGAGGCCGCCCGTCCGGGCGGCAGTGTCACCGGGGCCAGCGGCTATGAAAAAATGCTGATGCAGCTTGGCGAGCACATGCGCCGCCTGAAAACGGTACAGGGAACGGAACGCAAGATTGCCCTGAAACGTGAATTTCTGCCCGTCTATGACGCCTGGGTTGCCGGAGTGCTGAAAGCGGATTCTGCGCGCCAGGACGATGTGGCGATGTTCGTTCTTATCTGGCGTATCGATACCGGCAATTACACCGGTGCGCTGGATATTGCCCGTCATGCCCTGCGGCATGGCTGGGTTCTGCCCCAGCGTTTTAACCGCACCACGGCCACAGCGATTGCGGAAGAGTTTGCCGATGCCGCCATGCGGGCGTTTGCAGGCGGTGAAACGTTCAGCGCTGCCCTGTTGACGCAGGCGCTGGACCTGGTTGAGCCGCACGACATGCCGGATCAGTCACGCGCCCGGATTTACAAGGCGCTGGGGTTTGCCCTGCGTGACAACGATCAGGCCGTCGCGGCGCTGAATCACCTTAAGCGTGCCCTGCAGCTGGATATGAACTGCGGCGTGAAAACCGAAATTAAGCAGCTGGAAGCCCGGCTGAAAAAAGCCGTTAACGGCGGCTAACCGAACGTGCCCATGCGCGGGGCGGCACGGGGTGGCGACAGGCTATACGCCGCATCAAAACCCCGTCCACCGCCCACCCATCAGGGAGTAGTGAATGAACATGAAATTTGTTTCGCCGGAGCCGGTGAAAGAAAGCGCGCAGGACATTATCCAGAACACCTTTTTCTGGCCCGATCTCGATCTGGCAGAGTGCCGCCGTGAAATGCGCCTGGACGGAACGGTAACAACGGAGCGGCTGAGGCAGCAGGCACTGACCGCCGTTTCTGAGGTGAATGCGGAGCTGTTCAGTTTTCGCCAGAAACAAATGGACCGGGGCTGTGCTGTCCTGGCTGATGTCCCGGCGGAAAAAATTGGTGGCGAAAGCGAGCGTGTGCAGTTGTACCGCCGTGCTGTCTGGTGCTGGACAAAGGCGCTGACGGTTGAGAAGTACCGGGACTTTGACAGTACGGCAGAAGGGAACAAAAAGGCGGACGAAATGGAAAGCGGCCTGGGTGATTTGTGGCGGGATGCGCGCTGGGCGATCGCCCGTCTGCAGGACCTGCCACACATGACGGTGGAGCTGATCTGATGAAAGTCCGGGCGCAGCAGTATGACACGATAGACGCGATTTGCTGGCGTCACTACGGGCGTACGCTGGGTATGACAGAAGCGGTGCTGGCCGCCAATCCGGGGCTGGCCGCTGTTGGCCCCGTTCTGCCGCACGGTTTAGAGGTGGAGCTGCCTGAGCTGATCAGCAGCCCCACGGCGCAGACCGTGCAGCTCTGGGAGTGAAATATGACTATCGAACGGGTAACAACGGCCATGACCTACTGGATAGCGGTTTTCCTCGCCTGGCTGGGTAACTGGGATATCCAGGACGTGGGAACCGTATTCGGAATGGTGCTGGGTACGGCGGCGCTGGGGATCACATGGTATTACCGGCGCAAGGCGTTTCAGTTGCTTGAGGCCGGAAAAATCAGCCGGGAGGCGTATGAGCGCGTCAATCGTTAAGCGTTGCCTGATTGGTGTGGTGCTGGCGATCGCTGCCACGCTGCCACAATTTGAGCTGCTGAAAACCTCCCCGCAGGGGCTGCAGCTGATTGCCGATTATGAAGGTTGTCGCCTGGCGCCGTACAAGTGCGATGCGGGGGTATGGACTAACGGGATCGGGCATACCGCCGGAGTGGTGCCTGGCAAAACCATCAACGAGCACCAGGCGGCAAGTAACCTGATCGGCGATGTGCTCAACGTTGAGCGCAGGCTGGCGGCATGTGTGCCGGTAGCCATGCCGCAGCAGGTTTATGACAGCCTGGTGAGCCTTGCATTTAACGTCGGCTCGGGCGCGGTGTGTAAATCAACAATGGCGGCGTTCATCAAACGCGGTCAATGGCTGCAGGCGTGCAATCAGCTTCCACGCTGGGTGTACGTCAGCGGAATCAAAAACAAAGGGCTGGAAAACCGCCGCGCGCGGGAGCTGGCATGGTGCATAAAAGGGGTAACGCAGTGAAAAGCAAATTGATTGCATGGGGAATTGATGTTCTGTTTCTGGGGGCGCTGGCATGGGGAATTTTTCACCCGGAGAGCGTGATAATGAGTGCGGCGGCCTGCTTCGTTTACTTTCTGTCGTTTGCCTCCGTCGGTCTGCTGATGCTCGGCCTTTTCGGCTACATCGTTTATGCGTTCTGTGAGCGCGGTGTGGTCAGGCCCGGCACCGAATCAATGCCGCCGCTAGTCTGCAAAATGTTCGGGCTGGATAAGCCATCGTCGGGCTGGGCAACGGTCAGATGGGTAATCAGTTTCGTGTTTATTGTCGCGTCCCTGCTTCATTCCGGCTGGTTTGTTACCGCAGTCGTTTACATGCTTAGCGTGGTGCTGGTTCGCTGTATGCGCTGGATGCTGGCTGAGCTGCTGAAAGACTGGCGTGAAGGTGCGCAACCATGCCCCGCAGCGTAACGATCGTCGGTGTGTTGTTGCTGGCCCTGACGTTGTGGCTGGGCTGGCAGTTACGGGAGGCCCGGCGGGATATCAGCGACAGGGATCGCGATATTACCGGGCTGAATGAAAGTCTGGGCCGCGCCCGCAGCCAGCTGGCTGCGGTTGACCTGATGGCCAGGGCAAACGACAGCTTTCAGCTGGCCTATCAGCAGGAACAGGACGCAATCACTCTCGCTGCAGTGGCGCGGGCTGAACAGATTAAGAGGCTGACCGATGAAAGCCCTGAAATCAAGCGCTGGGCTGACACTCCTTTGCCTCCTGATGTTATCAGGCTGCAACAGCGCCCGGCAGTTACCGGAGCGGCCGGTTATCGCGCTTTCCTGTCCGAAAGTGACGAGGTGCCAGCTGCCGGAGAGCAGGCCGACCACTAACGGCGAACTGCTTGCCGCTAAAGAGGCGGCGGAAACGGGCTGGGCGCAGTGTGCGGCCAGGGTAGATATGATCGTTGACTGTCAGGAAAACCATGAACAAACCCTCATCCCTGCGATCGGCGCTGAATAGCGTCCCCTACCTCAACGAAAATCCGGACGCGCTGCATCTGTTCGTTGACGACGGAAAGGTTGTCAGCACAGGCATGCCGGGGCTGGGCTGGGAATACCAGTACACCCTGAATATGGTCGTCACTGATTTCAGTGGCGATCAGAACCTGCTGACGGCGGTAGTGCTGCAGTGGCTGACGGAAAACCAGCCGGACGCCCTGCAGAACCCGGAGCTGCGCGAACGGCTGTTTCGTTTTGAGGTGGAAATTCTGAAAAACGATCTGGTTGATATCAGCATTTATCTGGCGCTGACGGAGCGTGTGCTGGTTACTGTGCGTGATGGTGTGGCAACGGTGGAAGCAGTGGCGGAGCCGGACGGCCCGGCCAGCCACGATGAGCACTGGTTAGCACATTATGGCTGAGCTGAAACAGCTGGATGAGTGGCTGGAGACACTAATAAGCCAGCTGGGAACGGCGCAGCGGCGAAAGCTGATGCGTGATGTAGCTGTGCAGCTGCGGCAGCAACAGCAGCAGAACATTAAGCTGCAGCGCAACCCCGACGGCAGCGCCTACGAACCCCGGAAAGCGAAAGGCCGGGCGAAGTCGGGCCGCATCCGTCGGCAGATGTTCAGCAAGCTGCGGACAGCCCGCTACCTCAAAACCCGAACCACAAACGACGCGGCAGAGGTCGCCTTTGAAGGCAGGGTGCAACGGATAGCCCGCGTCCATCACTACGGCCTGCGCGATCGTGTCAGGAAGTACGGGCCGGAAGTCACCTATGCCCGGCGTGAATTGCTCGGCATAACCGACGCATCCGAAGAAATGGTTTGCGATCTCATCATGGAACATCTGTCCCGCTGACTGCTCATTGTCTGGCGCACCGCACAACGCCCGCGACTCATCACCCGGCGGCAAAAATGGAAAACTGACCCCATGAAAAATCCCGAATTTAACCTTGCTGAGCTGTACCGCCTGCTGCTGAACCTGGTCAGAACCGGGGTGGTGATCGAGGTGGATGCAGAAAACTGGCAGTGCCGCGTGCAGACCGGCGAACTGCAGACGACGTGGCTGAACTGGCTGACGATGCGCGCTGGCCGGTCAAAAACATGGTGGCGGCCGTCCGTGGGTGAGCAGGTTGTTTTGCTGTCCATCGGCGGCGATCTCACCACGGCGTTTGTGTTACCGGCGATTTACTCAAACGACAACCCGCCGCCCTCGGTATCTGAGGATGCACAGGTAACGACGTTCCCGGATGGCGGCTGGATTGAGTACGAGCCGGAAACCGGGCGCTACCTGCTAAAAGCTGGGACAAAGATTGTTTTAGAAGCACCGGAAAGCATCCAGGCAAAAACGGGCGAGTTTGTCGTTGATGCAGCCCGGACGCGTATCAACAGCGAGGTCGTGATCAACGGTGAGGTTACGCAGTCCGGCGGTGCGATGAGTTCAAACGGCGTTGTAGTGCACAGCCACAAACACAACGGCGTTCAGAGTGGCGGCAGTTTAACGGGAGGGCCAGCGTGATGATGTATCTGGGTATGAATGCGCAGACAGGCGGCGCTCTGACGGACGTTGAGCACATCCGTCAGTCTGTGCGGGATATTCTGGTGACGCCGGTCGGTTCACGTCTGGCGCGCCGGGAATATGGCTCGCTGATGGCGGAACTCATAGACCAGCCGCAGAACGCCGTTACCCGGCTGCAGGTTATGGCGGCAACATACAGCGCACTGTGCCGCTGGGAACCGCGTATCAGGCTGACGGGCGTGACTACGGAAACGAGCATGGACGGTAAAATGATTGTTAACCTGACGGGCTACCGTGCAGATAACGCCCCTCTCAGTCTCTCGGTAGACGTGGGGGCAGTCGTATGAGTTCCGTCGATCTCTCCCAGCTTCCCGCCCCGGAAATTGTCGATGTGCCGGATTTTGAAACCCTGCTGGCCGTGCGTAAGGCGGCGTTTGTCGCGCTTTATCCGGCTGACGAACAGGATGCCGTGCGGCGCACGCTGGCGCTGGAATCCGATCCGGTGGTGAAGCTGCTGCAGGAAAACACCTATCGCGAAATTATCTTACGCCAGCGCATCAACGAGGCCGCCCAGGCTGTCATGGTGGCCTACGCACTCAGCAGCGATCTGGATCAGCTGGCTGCAAACTATGGCGTCGGGCGTCTGGTCGTCACGCCTGCAGATGATAACGCCGTGCCGCCGGTTGCGGCAGTGATGGAAACCGACGACGAGTTAAGGCGGCGTGTACCGCAGGCATTTGAGGGCCTGTCCGTGGCCGGACCTACAGCAGCTTATGAATTTCATGCGCGCAGCGCAGACGGGCGGGTTGCTGATGTGTCGGCAACCAGCCCCGCCCCTGCAACGGTGGTTATCACTGTGCTGAGCCGCGACGGGAACGGCGCTGCACCTGCCGATCTGCTGGCCGTCGTGGATGCGGCGCTGAATGATGAAAGTATTCGACCCGTGGCGGACCGCGTGACGGTGCAGAGTGCGGCGATCGTGCCCTATGAGATTAACGCCACGCTGTATTTCTACCCCGGACCGGAAGCGGAGCCAATTCTTGCGGCCGCCCGTGCGCGGATTGAAAAGTATATCGCCAGCCAGGCACGGCTGGGACGTGATATCCGGCGCAGCGCCATTTATGGCGCGCTGCACGTTGAGGGTGTGCAGCGCGTGGAACTGGCAAGCCCGGCGCAGGATGTGGTGCTGGATAAAACCCAGGCCGCGTGGTGCGAAAGCTGGTCTGTGCTGAAAGGTGGTACGGATGAATAGCCTGTTACCGCCGGGATCGTCCGCACTGGAGCGCCGCCTTGCCGCCGCGTGCAGCGATATCACCGGGCTGAATGTGCCGTTGCGTGATCTGTGGAACCCCGCCACTTGCCCAGTGAAATTTTTGCCCTATCTGGCCTGGGCGTTCTCCGTTGACCGCTGGGACGAAAGCTGGACGGAAGATGTGAAACGTCAGGTGGTCCGGGATGCATTTTTTATCCATCAGCATAAAGGGACCATCAGCGCCGTTCGTCGGGCTGTGCAGCCGTTTGGTTTCCTGATCAGGGTTATTGAGTGGTGGAAAACCGGAGACGTGCCCGGAACATTCCGGCTGGATGTGGGCGTACAGGACCAGGGCATAACGGAAGAAACCTATGCGGAACTGGAGCGAGTCATAAGCGACGCCAAACCCTGCAGCCGTCACATGTTGGGAATGAGTATCAACCTGCAGGTAAGCGGGACGATTCACGCGGGGGCGGGCTGTTATACCGGGGACGTTCTGACGGTGTACCCGTACACACCAGAAATTATTGAAGTGGGCGGCGCGATCATAACTGGCGGCGCGGTCCATATTATCGACACACTGAGGGTATGAAATGGCGCAAAAATATTTTGCCTACCTGACCACGCGCGGAGAAGCGAAGCTGGCGCAGGCTACGGCGCTGGGTATCCAGCTTAAACTGACGCAGATGGGGGTCGGCGATGGCGGCGGTACGCTGCCCACGCCGCTACCTTCCCAGACGAGCCTTATCAACGAACGGCGGCGCGCCGGGCTTAACTCATTGACCGTTGATCCACAAAATCCGGCGCAGCTGATTGCTGAGCAAATCATCCCGGAAAATGAGGGTGGTTGGTGGATACGTGAGATTGGGCTGTATGACGATACTGGCGAGCTAATTGCTGTTGCTAACTGCGCTGAAACCTATAAGCCAGTGTTGGCCGAAGGTTCTGCACGTACTCAGGCAATCCGCATGGTGTTGATTGTCAGCAGTACCTCATCCGTGGCGCTAAAAATCGATCCGTCCGTAATTCTTGCAACCCGCAAATATGTGGACGATACGGCCATTGTAGTGAAGGTCTACGCTGACGAGCTGATGAAACTGCATCTGGCAGCAGCAGACCCGCACCCGCAGTATGCCCCGAAGGATTCGCCAGAGCTGACCGGCACGCCCCGGACTCCGACACCTGCGGCCGGGGATAAGTCGCGGCAAATAGCGAACACGGAATTTGTGGCGGAGGTTGTCAGGGTCGCGATCGCAAACCTCGTTGCATCGTCACCGGCAGCGCTGGACACGCTGAACGAACTGGCCGCCGCGCTGGGGAATGATCCGCATTTTTCCACAACGATTATTAACGCCCTGGCTGGCAAGCAGCCGCTGGACAATACGCTATCGAGCCTGTCAGGCAAGAGCATTGCGCAGCTCATAGCTCATCTGGGACTCAGCGCATTCCATAGTGATCCCAATTTCTCCAGCGTATCGTCACCAACCGCCAAAGTTTTCTTCTTTGTTACTGATTCTGGCGACTGGGGGGTGCAGGATGCAAGCGGTACGCCGCTATCACTGCCAATGGACAGGGGAGGTACCGGAGCTAACACGCAGCTTGGTGCCAGAATAAATCTTCTGGTACAGGCGCTGACCAGCGGGAAAGACTTAACAACACTATCTTCGCCGACTGCAAAATATTTTTTGTATATTGACGATAATGGCGCATGGGGGGTGCAGGATAGTGAAGGCAATGCACGGCCATTGTCCGTAGAGGGCGGAGGCTCAGGAGAGAGCACACTACCTGCGACGAAAATAAAGCTGGGTCTGGGAGCATTCAACACTACAGATGAGTATTCGTCTGTGTCATCACCGGAAGCTAATGTTTTCCTGTTTATTCAGGATAACGGCAGTTGGGGGGTGCAGGATGCAGCAGGGAACTCGATTCCCCTGCCGATTGAATGTGGGGGCATAGGAGAGCGAACCCTTCTCGGCGCGAGAGTCAAGCTGGGTGTTGATATAGTCGGTAAAACTAAACTGTGGTCAACGCTGACCTCACCTGATGCCTCACGGTTTTTTTTCATTACTAACGGCACATCATGGGGATTGCAGACCAGTGACGGCGTTGCTATCCCGCTGCCGATGTCCAGCGGCGGTCTTGGAGCTGTAACCCCAAAAGGTGGGCGAGAAAATCTGGAGCTGGGAACCGCGGCAACAAAAAACGTAGGCAATGCCCGCGATGATGTGATGACTCAGGGTGCGTCTATTTTCTGGTCGGCATTGCGCGCTGCAACGGTATATGACTACATGCCTTTGTCTGCGTTCCTGTCCACCTATCAGCAGACGAACCTGTTTCCGGGCACGGGGCAGGGAACCATCGTAAACGTATCAATGGAGTCAAATACGGACTACGGATCACGATGGATTGGTGACACCGCAGGAAAGCCATATTTTCAGGGTAAAATTAACGGCAGTCTTACAGATGCCTACGCCCTGTGTGCAATTGGTAAAACGGTTACTGCTGACGTTAACGGATTCATCAAAGTGTCCTCACCTGTTGTGAAATTGTTCAGAGATGGATCGTGCGAGGCCAATGAAGAGGCAGAAGGCGTCACTACGAAGCGTGTCTCGACGGGCGTCTATAAGGTCAGCGGCTCGATGGGATTAAACAGCGACGGGATCTGGACTATCGAAATTCCCCAGGATCTGAACGGCAACCGGCTGTGTTTTGTTGATGTTAAAACGTCTGAAGGCGTTGTTACCGTGTCGGTATTTAAGCGCCGCTTCGACCTGGACACGGCAATGGTGGTTGCTGGCGACCCGATGGATATTCCGGACGGCCGCTGGCTGGATCTGCGTCTCGATATGCCGTCGGATTCAGTTTATAACCTGCGAATGGCAGAGGCTGAGCAGGCAATGCAGGCAGTTCAGCCGCAGCCATAATTCGTACCGCCTTTCTGAATAAGGAAGGCGGTTGCTCTCCTGTTTTTCTGTCTGCACCGGCACGCATGGTCATTTATGACAGTGTCGGCCATCAACCGCAGCACGGTCAGAAATGACCCTGCTCGATACATTTCTCTGCATCTCCTTTCCGCCTGTTGTGCGAAACACCATACAACCCGCACCGACTGACCTGACGCCCGCCAGACTGCAACATAGTCCTGACCCATTCTCTGGAGAAATTTTATGGCTCAGGATTCATATCACCACGGCGTCCGCGTGCAGGAGATTAACGAAGGCACGCGTACGATCAGCACCGTCAGTACGGCTATCATCGGGATGGTCTGTACAGCTGACGATGCCGACGCCGCCACGTTCCCGCTGAATAAGCCCGTTCTGTTAACTGACGTTCTGACTGCAAGCGGCAAGGCTGGCGAAAGTGGCACGCTGGCCCGCGCACTGGACGCTATCGGCGATCAGGCAAAGCCGGTAACGGTTGTTGTCCGCGTCCCCCAGGGCGAAACCGAAGCGGAAACCACCTCTAACATCATCGGCGGCGTGACCGCAGAGGGCCGCCGCACCGGCATGAAAGCCCTGCTGGCTGCACAAAGCCAGCTTGGCGTTAAGCCTCGCATTCTCGGCGTGCCGGGCCATGACACTAAAGCGGTCGCTACGGAGCTACTGAGCGTGGCGCAGTCCCTGCGCGGCTTTTCCTACCTCACCGCGTACGGCTGCAAAACCGTTGAAGAGGCGATCGCTTACCGCGCCAATTTCAGCCAGCGCGAGGGAATGCTGATCTGGCCTGATTTTGTCAGCTGGGACACCACCACGAATGCAGAGGCGACCGCTTACGCTACCGCCCGCGCTCTCGGCCTACGCGCCAAAATTGACAACGATACGGGCTGGCACAAATCCCTGTCTAACGTTGGCGTCAATGGTGTAACCGGCCTTTCTGCGGACGTGTTCTGGGATCTGCAGGACCCTGCAACGGATGCAGGGCTGCTGAACCAGAACGATATCACCACGCTGATCCGCCGGGACGGTTTCCGCTTCTGGGGTTCCCGCTGCCTGAGCGACGATCCGCTTTTTGCGTTTGAGAACTACACCCGCACCGCCCAGGTGCTGATGGACACAATGGCAGAAGGCCAGATGTGGGCCGTTGACGGAACGCTGACACCATCGCTGGCCCGCGACATTATCGAGAGCATTCGCGCGAAGCTGCGAAGCCTGGTAAGCCAGGGATATCTGCTGGGTGCGGATTGCTGGCTGGATGATTCGGTAAACGATAAAGACACCCTCAAGGCCGGGAAACTCACGATTGACTATGACTACACCCCGGTTCCGCCGCTGGAAAACCTGATGCTGCGCCAGCGCATCACTGACCAGTATCTCATCGACTTTTCCGGCCAGGTAAAGAGCTAAGGAGCAATAACGATGGCACTGCCTCGCAAACTGAAATACCTGAACCTGTTTAACGACGGGAACAACTACATGGGCCTGGTGGAGTCCCTGACCCTGCCGAAATTCACGCAGAAGTTTGAAAAATACCGTGGCGGCGGTATGCCGGGCGCGGTGGATATCAACATGGGCCTGGACGATGGCGCGCTGGATACTGAGTTTGAGATCGGCGGCACCGAAGCCCTGCTCTTTAAGCAGATGAAAGCAACCACTGTCGACGGCGTGCAGCTGCGATTTGCGGAGTCCATCCAGCGCGATGATACCGGCGAAGTCCAGGCGGTGGAGCTGGTCGTGCGTGGCCGCCATAAAGAGCTGGATTCCGGCACCCATAAGCAGGGTGACAGCAGCACCACTAAAGTCAGCAGCACCAACAGCTACGCAAAGCTGACCATCAACGGCGAGGTCATCTATGAAGTGGACCTGGTGAACATGGTGCACATCGTGGACGGCGTGGATCTGATGGAAGCGCACCGCGCCGCCATCGGCCTGTAACGTGTGGTGCGGTTCGCCGCGCCTTCACTTTTAACTCTTTATTGAAGCGGATTAATCATGGAAAACGAAAAAAGCGAACTGCCAGAAACCAAAAACGAAGCCGTCGTGACGCTGGATGCGCCGGTTGTGCGTGGCAATACCACCATTAACGAAGTTGTCGTGCGTAAGCCAAACTCCGGAGCGCTGCGTGGCGCACGTCTCCAGGCGCTGATGGATATGGATGTGGATTCGGTGATGCTGGTCCTCCCCCGCGTCACCACCCCGGCGCTGACCCGCGCGGAGATGATGATGCTGGAGCCGGGCGATCTGCTGCAGCTGTCGCTGGAGCTGGTAAGTTTTTTGTTGCCGAAGTCGGCGATGTCAGCTTTCCCGCAGAACTGATCGTAGAAGACCTGGTGGCGGATATCGCCACCGTGTTTCACTGGCCGCCCTCCGCCACGGCTGATATGACGCTGACGGAGCTTCTGGAGTGGCGGCACAAAGCCATTTTAAGAAGCGGAGCCACCGATGAGTGATCGCAACCTGCGCCTGCAGGTGGTTTTAAACGCGGTAGACAAACTCACCCGACCTTTTAAACAGGCGCGCGCCAGCACTCAGGAACTGGCCGCCGCCGTCAAAAAATCCCGCGACGCCCTCAAACAGATTAACCAGACCAGCTCTCAGCTGGACGGTTACCGTAAGCTGCAGACAGAAAGCCAGAAGCTGGGAGACCGGCTGAACTATGCCCGCAATCGCAGCAGGATGTTGAGCGACGAGTTGGGCAAGATGGGTCCGCCGACTGTTCAGCAGGTCGTGGCACTTGATCGCCAGCGGCTGGCAGTGCAGCGGCTTGAGGAGCGCCACGGCAGGCTGCAGCAAAAAGCCGCACAGGTGCGCGCAGAACTGTACCGGGTCGGAATATCAGCTAATGAAGGGGCCAGCGCCACGACACGCATAGCCCGCGAAACCGAAAAATATAATCGCCAGCTGGCTGATCAGGAGGCCCGGCTGCGGCGCGTGGGTGAACAGCAGCGAAAGATGAACGCTGCCCGCGAGCAGTACAGCAAAACGCTGGAAGTGCGCGACAGGGTGGCGGGTGCAGGTGCTGCAATGACCGCTGCAGGGGTGGGCATGGGTGCGCCGGTCGTGGCGGCGGTTAAGAGCTATGCGAGCCTGGAAGATGCCATGAAAGGCGTGGCTAAGCAGGTTAACGGGCTGAGGGATGATAACGGCAACCGCACCGCGCAATTTTACGAGCTGCAGGCCGCCATCAAAACAGCAAGCGAGCAGCTGCCGCTGCAGAACGGGGCTGTCGATTACGCCGCACTGGTTGAAGGCGGTGCGCGTATGGGGATCGGCGAAAATGCGAAGACGTGGGCGGAGCTGAAGAAAGAGCTGCTTGATTTTGCATCCGTGTCGGCAAAGGCTGCAACCGCGTTTGAGCTGCCCGCCGATCAGCTGGCTGAGGATTTAGGGAAAATTTCCGGGCTGTATAAGGTCCCGACCAGCGAGATTGAGCGCCTGGGCGATGTGATCAACTACCTCGACGATAACGCTAAATCGAAAGGCGCGGACATTATCAACGTGATGCAGCGTATGGGGGGCGTGGCTGACAAGCTGGACTTCCGGAAAGCTGCCGCGCTGGGGTCAACATTCCTGACCCTGGGCGCAGCGCCGGAGGTGGCGGCCAGTGCTGCAAATGCGATGGTGCGTGAGCTGTCGATTGCCAGTATGCAGAGCGATCGCTTTATGGATGGCATGGATGCACTGAAATTGAAGCCTCAGCAGCTTGAAAAGGACATGGCGAAAGATTCCATGGGAACCATTATCCGGGTGTTGGAAATGGTCAAACGCCTGCCCGATCACAAACAGATGAACGTTCTTACGCAGCTGTTTGGTAAAGAGTTTGGGGATGATGCCGGAAAGCTGGCCAACAACATGGGGGAGCTGTATCGCCAGTTAGGGCTGGTTAAGGGAGCTGCGTCTACTGGCTCAATGCAGAAAGAATCCGATATCAACAAAGACAGCTTGTCAGCGCAATGGATGCTCTCAAAGGCCGGAACAAGTAACGTTTTAAGCGGCTTGGGAGAAAGCTTGCGCCCGCCATTAATGGAAATAATGAGTGATATCCGTCATGTGACTGGCATAGTGCGCCGCTGGGTGGAGCAAAACCCAGAGCTGGCAGGAACGCTGATTAAAGTTGCTGCTGCAGTTGCTACTGTGGCTGTGGTGCTGGGAACGCTGATGGTAGCCGTGGCGGCAATCATTGGCCCGCTGGCCGTGGTCCGCCTCAGCATGAGCACGCTGGGAATTCGTATTCTGCCGGGTGTGCTCAGTTCTGCGCAGGGGCTGGGTAACGGTCTGCTGTGGCTGGCTAAATCGCCTCTCACACTACTGTCAGGCGGATTTGCGCGTAACGCCAGCGCCTCGCGTGCGCTGTCCGGTCCGCTCTCATCGCTGGGATCGTCTCTATCAATTATGGGGGGCGTTGCATCCCGCGTGGTTTTCGGGCCCCTGGCGCTGTTGCGCGGTGGTGTATGGGCCATGCTCAATCCGATGGCCGCTGGTCGGGCTGCGCTTGCCGGGCTGGGCCGCTCTCTATTGTGGCTGGTCACGTCACCGCTGGCGCTGCTTCGCACCGGGTTAATGTTTATTTCCGGGGCGCTGACGGTGCTGTTAAGTCCGATAGGGCTGGTTGCGGCCGCGCTGGCCGGGGTAGCGCTAGTTGTCTGGAAATACTGGGAGCCAATCAAGGCGTTTCTGGGTGGTGTGGTGGAAGGCTTTAAGGCTGCAGCCGCACCGATTAGCGAAGCCTTTGAGCCGCTGCGGCCAATGTTCCAGTGGATAGGCGATAAGGTGCAGGCGCTATGGGGCTGGTTTAATGACCTTCTGACGCCGGTTAAATCAACATCACAGGAGCTACAAAGCGCAGCGGGTATGGGGCGGCAGTTTGGTGAGGCGCTGGCTGACGGTCTGAATATGGTTATGCACCCACTGGAAACGCTTAAATCCGGCGTTTCATGGTTACTGGAAAAGCTAGGGATCGTCAGCAAAGAGGCGGCAAAAGCGAAGCTGCCCGATCAGGTTGCCCGGCAGCAGCCAGCCACGGTAAGCAGCGATGGCCGGGTTACTCTGCCCGCCGGAGGTTCACCGTATGCCGGTTACGGAATGCCTGGGTTTGCAGGCTTCCATGATAATGGTGGTGTGATCCCTCGCGGCCAGTGGGGCGTGGTGGGTGAGAATGGCCCGGAGATTGTAAACGGTCCCGCCAGTATAACCAGCCGTCGTCGGACCGCATCGCTAGCTGCTGCAGCTGCGTTTGCTTTCAGCAGCGTTTCACAACCAACTGCTGCTGCCGCGCCGAAGCCGTTGCACCCGTTCAGCCTGCCAGCAGTGGAATACCGGGAGGAAATACCGCGCCGTGCGTCTGCGCCTGTGGTCACTCAGCCCGTCAGTATTCACGCGCCAATCAGCATTTACGCCCAGCCAGGGCAAAGCGCAACCGACATAGCCCGCGAGGTAGCGCGACAGCTTGATGAGCGGGAACGCCGGGCAAGCGCCCGTACGCGCAGTAATTTTTCAGACAGGGGAGACTTCGAATGATGATGGTTCTGGGGTTATTCGTTTTCACGCTGAAAACAGTCCCGTATCAGGAACTGCAGCTGCAGCGCCAGTGGAGGCACGCCAGTAACAGCCGGGTTAATGCCCGGCCAGTGCTGCAGTTTGTCGGACCTGATACGGACACAATCACGCTGAACGGCACGCTAATGCCTGCCATTACTGGCGGGAGACTCTCAATGCTGACGCTGAACCAGATGGCGGAGACAGGCAAAGCCTGGCCCCTTATTGAGGGCAGCGGCACGATTTACGGCATGTTTGTTATAGAGAGCATCAGCCAGACTAAACGCGAGTTTTTCAGCGATGGCGCAGCACGACAGATTGAGTTCGTGATCACCCTGAAAAGGGTGGATGAGTCGCTTACTGAAATGCTGGGCGATCTGTCAGGCCAGCTAACCCAGCTCAAAGATTCGGCCATATCAATGGCCGGAGGGTTATTGTCATGAGGGGTTTTGGGGCGGCACTAATCCCGGCGTACCGCGTCACGCTCGAAAGCAGGGATATCACAAACACGATTGAGTCACGGCTGATATCGCTGACGCACACGGATAATCGGGGGTTTGAGGCTGACCAGCTGGATCTGGAGCTAGACGACGCTGACGGACTGCTGGAATTACCCCGCCGTGGCGCGGTGCTGTCCCTCGCGATCGGCTGGCAGGGTGAGCCGCTTTATGTGAAAGGCCAGTTTACGGTAGACGAAATCGAGCACTCAGGTGCGCCGGACAGGCTAACTATTCGCGCGCGTTCGGCTGACTTCCGCAACACACTGAACATCAAGCGGGAAAAATCATGGCATAACACCACTGTTGGGGCGGTCGTCAGCGAGATGGCCGCCAGGCACAAACTGCAGCAGGCTATTGGCGACGATATGGCAAAGCAGCCGGTGGACCATATCGATCAGACCAATGAGTCTGACGGGTCGTTTCTGATGAGGCTGGCCCGCCAGTATGGCGCTATTGCGTCAGTAAAAAACGGCAGCCTTATGTTTATTCGCCAGGGTCAGGGCGTGACGGCCAGCGGTAAGCGGCTGCCTGTTATGACGATCACCCGTTCAAGCGGTGACGGCCACCGGTTTAGCATGGCTGACAGAGGCGCTTATACGGGCGTGGTTGCCAGCTGGCTGCATACCAAAGAGCCAAAGAAAAAGCAGGAGGTAAAAGTAAAACGCCGCCGCCGTCGTAAGGCTGCCGCCAAACCCCCTAAGGCCCCGGAGCCTAAGCAGGGTGAATATCTGATCGGCACCGATGAGAACGTAAAGGTTCTGAGCCGGACCTACGCTAACCGCGCTAATGCCGAGCGCGCTGCAAAAATGACATGGGAGCGTATACAGCGTGGGGCGGCAACATTTTCAATTACCCTGGCAAAGGGGCGCGGCGATCTGTTCCCGGAACTGCCGGTAAAGGTCAGCGGATTCAAGGGGCCGATAGACGAGGCGGAATGGACGATTACAACCGTTACCAACACTATCGGTGAGAGTGGTTATACAACCTCTCTGGAGCTGGAAGTAAAAATTGCTGATCTCGATATGGAATGATGTTTTCACAAATTGGATTAATCCTGTATCATTATTTCTCATATGTGATTATCGAGGGTGTGGAGATGATGATTTGCCCGCTTTGCGGAAGTGCAGGGCATACGCGCAGCAGCTTTCAAATTTCGACTACAACGAAAGAAAGATACATCCAGTGCCAAAATCTGGAATGCAGCCATACCTTCGTAACACATGAGACATTCGTTAGAACCGTTAGTAACCCAAATAAGATAAGCTCCGCCCCGCCGCATCCTGATAAGGGCGGCCAATCACATATGAACTTTTAAAGAAAGCCCGCTGAAAAGCGGGTTTTTTTATGGCAAAAAATTGATGGTGATAGGCAGAAAAGCAAAAGCTTAAAAAATTCTGCTGCCATTTTGCTGCCAATGGGGGATCCATAAACAAAAAAGCCACCCTCTACAGGTGGCTTATCGCGCTGATTTTAAAGCTAAAATTTGGTGGCCCCTGCTGGGTTTGAACCAGCGACCAAGCGATTATGAGTCGCCTGCTCTAACCACTGAGCTAAGGGGCC